CGCAAACCGCAGCACTAATGCCGCGAGAACAGACATTGAGCTTCTGCAGATGGCCGGTCTCTCAGTCGTTGCCGGTAAATCGAACCCTCTCATCCGTGATCGGGTGGCTGCTGTTCAAGCTCTGCTGGAAAACGGCAAAGGTGAGGTCAGGCTCCAGGTGCTTGAGAAGTGCCAAAGGATGATCGAGTGCCTAGAGCTGCAGAGCTATTCAGAGCGAAACCCTGAGGAGCCCGACAAAGAGGCTGGCTATGACCACCTAAACGACTCACTGGGTTATGCCGTCTGGGCTCTATACAACCCGCTGCACGCTCGGGCGGGGCGTGGCACCGGAATTCGTGTCTATTAACATCGACTGAAAGGGCCAGGGGCTGCCGTGTATTCGTCAATCGCTTTTAACCGGCAAACCATCGCCCCCGCTGACGATGTTTTCGCGCCCAATAAAGCTTGGCAGGATATGAGTGAGCACTGGGTGCTCATTGAGGACTTAATCCAAGGCACCAGCCACCTGCGTTCCAAACAACGGAAATACCTGTTTCAAGAGCTGCGAGAAAACGACGAGAGCTATGAAAATCGTTTGAGCCGTAGCACTTGCCCCCCCTTCCTCAGCAGGATCGAAAAAATGCTGGCCGGGATGTTGACCCGCAAGCCAGTGCGGCTGATTGACGTACCCGATCGCATCAACGAACAGCTGTTTGACGTTGATCTGGCAGGCAACGACATCACGTTGTTTACCTTCAACACGGCGCAGACCATGCTCAGGTATGGCCACGTTGGTGTTTTGGTTGATGCACCAAGAACTCCAGGCAATGGCAGACCTTTTTGGAATACCTACAACCCAAGGGAAATCATTGGCTGGAGGTATGACCAAGTAGATGGCAAACAAAAGCTGACCCAACTGCGGTTGCTTGAAACCGTTGTTGAGGAAGAGGGCAAATATGGAGAGCGCACGGTTGAGCAGGTGCGTGTGCTGACCCCTGGGGCGTTTGAGATCCACCGTCGCAAGGATTCAGGTGAGTTCGAGGTGGTCGACGAAGGCACTACTGGGCTCAATGAAATCCCGTTTGCTGTCGCCTATGCCAACCGCTACGGCTTTTTGGAGTCGCGGCCACCACTGGAGGACATCGCCGAGCTGAACCTGAAGGCGTACCAGATCCAAAGCGACCTGGACAATCAGCTCCACATCAGCAGCGTGCCTTTCTTGGCCATTTACGGCTACCCCGCCAGCGCAGAGGAGATCACTGCAGGCCCTGGCGAAGCCCTGGCCCTGCCCTCGGAATCAAAGGTCGAGTTCGTGTCGCCACCTAGCGATGGCTTCGATGCACAGTTCCGGCGGCTGGATCAGATCGCCGACCAGATCAACACCCTGGGCCTGGCCGCTGTGCTGGGCCAAAAGCTGAGCGCCGAAACTGCTGAGTCAAAGCGGATCGACCGCAGTCAAGGCGATTCAGTAATGCAGGTGATCAGCCAGCAAATGCAGGATCTGATCGACAACTGCCTGCGCTTCCATGCCGCCTACCTGGGCGAACGGCAGGCCGGTAGCAGCTTCATTAACCGCGACTTCCTTGGCCAGCGTCTGCAGCCTCAGGACATTCAGGCTCTGCTGCAGCTGTTCACCGCAGGCACTATCACGCAAGAAACGCTGTTGCAGCAGCTCAGCGAAGGCGAGGTGCTTGGTGATGACTTCGATGTTGAGGCGGAAGTGGAGGCAACTGAGATGGGCGGTCTTTCAGGCACGCAGGAACCGGAACCTGAAGAACAGGAGGAGGGGCCGGAAAGCCTGGAAGATGAGGGGCAAGATGAGGAGGTAGAGGAGGAGCCTGATGTTCAGGAATAGGAGCGAAGACCGGCAGCGAAAGCTATTCGTTTTCCAGGGTGAATGTCACGGCAAGTTTTTTGGCATTGTCCGGTCCACTTGGTATCGAGGCGGCAAGATCTGCCGGGTGCAGGAAACCAAGCTGCGCGACAGCTTCGATTCAATCGTGAACACCGCCAAGTTCTCGGCCGTTGTTGGCACGGCCCTGCGTGAGGGCTGCGATGTTTCGGTTCACATTGAATGTGAGCCGGACCAGCTGGGCCTTGAGGATCTGTGACTGCCACGCCTACAAGCGGTCAGCGCCGCTTACTTGAGCAGAGCATCAAGGACGGCGGGATCGCAGGCATCCCCACGTCTTACTACCGCAAGGCGCTGGACCTAAATCGGTTTAGCAACACCGTGGCCAACAAGCTGTTGGAGTCCTACCGGCGGCAGATCGTCAAAGCGGTGCGGGAGCTGGAGCGCATCGACAAGATGCCCAGCAGCAAAAAGCCGCAGTTCAAAGCTGCGCGGATGCGGGCCCTGATCCAGCAAAACCTGGATTCAATGCGGTCATGGTCAAACAGCAGCGTTGACGATTTGATTAAGCAGCTGGACGGCCTGGCTGATGTCGAGGTTGCGTTTGCCACAGGTGAGCTGCAGCGGGCAGTTCCTGCAGGCATGAAGACCTCGGTGCGGACCGTTGAGGTCACCGATTCGTTCGCCAGATCGGTGGTTTCTGCTGATCCGTTGGACGTTGGCACCAATCTGCTGCAGCAAAACATCGAGGAGGCAGTGAAAGGCCCAGGCGCACTGATGAAGCTGACGGCCAGGCAGGGCGCGATCATTCGGATGCCAGATGGCACCAGCGTTAAAAAGGCGTTTCGTGGCTTGGCAGAACGGCAAGGCGAGCTGTTTTCCCGTGCGGTGCTTGATGGCCTGCTCACTGGTGAAAGCACAGCAGCGATTGCCCGGTCGTTGTATGGCGAGCTGGGGTTTTCGACAGAGGCCCTTACCCCGCGGCAGGTGGCACTAGCCCAGACCGGCAACGCCTGGAAGATGGCCAAGCACCAGGTGCGGACGTTGGTGCGGACCAGTGTCAATGCAACGGCCAATGCGGCCAGCCAGCAGGTCTACAGGGCAAACCCAGAGGTCACGAAAAAATATCGCTGGGTCGCAACGCTGGACAACCGGACATCACCGATCTGCCGCAACCTTGATCAGTCGGTCTACGAATACGGCAAGGGCCCAACACCAGCCAACCCACCGCACTTCAACTGCAGATCCACGACCATCCCGATCATTGATTACGAGGGCCTGGGGCTGAGCACGCCACCAAACACCCAGGGCTACCGACCGACCACAGAATCAAGGCCTAACAGCAGGGATCCTGATGGTGGCCGGGTGCCGGTCAACGTGAGCGCAGCGCAGCACATTTATGACCTGCGGGGCACAACCAAATCAGGGCGCAAGTCGAAGTTCGAGCCAAGTGCGGCCCAGGCGCGGATGCTGAACGGTGGCCGGGACACAGCAGCAGGCAGGCAGAAGGCCCGTTACTTCAACCGGCTAGCTGATCGCTATGGCCCTGATGGGGCGATGAAGCGGTTCATGCGGACCGATGGCACAGAGGTGAGCCTGCAGCAGCTGCAGCAGCGTTACGGCAAGCCCGACAAGATCACGAAGGCCAAGAAGCCAGCAACACCTAAGCCAAGGCGTGCGCCAGCCCCGCCGCCGACACCAGAACCGACATCAACACTGAAGCCGATTAGTTCAGCCGGTTTCAAAAAGGCTTACCAAGGCAAGGGGCAGTTAAACCTGTCTGAGGTCTATGAGCAGCAAGGCTTCAACGCAAAGTCAGAGCTGGTGAAGGATATGGATCAGCTTTTGGCCAGAAAAGATCTGATCAAAGACGTAGACGGCAAAGACAATCTGGTGTTTTTCCGTGGCATCCCTCAGCAGTCATCGGTTGACCAATGGCAAGGGCGCGGAAGCCAGGGCGGCATCCACTACGCCGGTAAGGGTGTTTATGGCAACGGCTCCTACATGGCGGCTGCTGGCAGGCCCGGCAAGTATTCAGTCGAAGCGGCACACTCGACGGCAACTTCTTACGCAGGTGACAGGCGTTCTTTGGTCACTGCATCGGGCTTGAAGCAAGATGCGCGGGTGTGGAGAACTTCCGTACCTGTGCCTAAATACAACCCATCTCTAGACCGCGCTGCAAACAACAAAGCAATCAACGCCGCTCGGATGGAGGCCCATAACGAGTGGGAAAAATGGAGCCTGAACGTCGTCAAAGAAGCGAAAGCCAAATATGGCGAGGATTTAAACGACATTGGCGAAGCTGCTGCGGCCCTGGGCTATGACGGGTATCAAGTGCCAATGGCAAATCACGGGCGCGGTGGCAGCGAGGATTATTGGGTAATCTTGAATCGTGGCTCTCTTGTCAGCATTGACGGCCCCAGCCCCATACCTGCCACAAGATTCCCTGGGGACGACATTATTTTCGAGGCTTGGACTGAGGACTGATGGACTTTGAAGATCCCAAAATTTCAAGAGAGTTGGCAGCCCTGATTCAGGATGTGCCCTTTGAGCAGCGTGCAGCGTTCAGGGCGTTTGCTCAAAAGACCAAAAGCATGAAGGCGTTCAAAGCCTTGATTGATGAGGGCTTGTTTGGCTCTGTCTCCGCCAGCTAGTTAATCTGGGGTCATCTGCTGCCCTCCCATGCCCAAAGGCCCCGGCACCTACGGCTCACAAGTCGGCCGACCACCTAAGAAGAAGAAGAAGGGAGGCAAGAAAAAGTAATGGCCAAGAAGCGGCGGCCACCAAAGGACAAGGCCACTGGCCTGCCTAAGAAGTACCTGTCTGGTGCCAAGAACCGTGCCGCCCAGGCCCGTGAGATTAAGCGCACCGCTGACGCCTACAAGCGAGGCGAAAAAATCGACATCGAAGCCGTAAACCGAGCGAGGTCCAAACAAGGTGGCACCAAGAAAAAGAAAACCAGCCGCAAAAAAAAGTAGCGGCGGCTCATTGAAGGAAAAGGCCGACAACAGTCGGTTTTATCTGGCAGAGCTAAAAGAGGTCTTTAAGAAAGGACAGGCGGCGTTCCTGTCCAGTGGATCGCGGCCGGGTGTCACTCAAAACCAGTGGGCCCATGCCCGCGTTAACAGCTACATGTCCGGCAAAGGTGGGGCAAGAGCCGCAGATGCTGCTATCTACCGCAAGTACAACAAGATGCGGAAGGCGTCGAAATGAGCATTGACCACCCCGACGGCGGCCGCTTCCAGGGCTACGGCAAACCCAAGATGACCCCCACCCACCCGAAATATGCGGCGGCGGTTGTTATCAAGGAAAACGGCCGTGACCGTCTGATTCGGTTCGGCCTGCAGGGTGCCAATCGTTTCCCCAAACGTGAAGGCGAAAGCAAAGCCGACGCAGCTAAGCGCGATGCTTGGAAGAAACGCCATGCACAAAACATTCGCCGCGGCCCAACTTCTGGCGCTTACTGGGCGAATCGTTTTCTTTGGTAGTAAATTTGGCGTGCAATTAACCCTGCGGGTTACACATGCCTGAAGAGGTAAACGTTGAGACGGCTGCGCCTGATCAACAAGATCAAAGCCAAGAAATCCAGCGTTTGATGCAGCGCATCGACGCAATGGATGCCAAGAACAAAGAATTGCTGAACGAAAAGAAAAAGTTCGCAGATCTTGAAGGCCGCCTGTCGTCTTTGCCACCTGGCACCGATGTCCAGGAGCTGCTGGAGTTCAAGCAACGCACAGAGCAAAAGCAGCTGGAGAGCCAGGGCAAGTACGACGAGGCCTTGACCGCTAAGCAACAGCAGTTCAAAGAGGTGCTGGAGCAAAAAGACCAGCGCATCAGCGAGCTAGAGGAAAAGGTCCGAAACCTTGAGCTGATTAACCCGGCGATTGCGGCTCTAAGTGAGGTGGTTCACGACCCGGACTTGGTGCTGAACAACTTCATCGACCCGCGCAAAATCAAAATCGAAGACGGCAGGCCGATGGTTGATGACGGCGGCCCGCTGCCTGTCGGCATCCAGGACTGGGCCCGTAGCAAGTTCTCTGAGGAGCGGCGCTACATCTTGAAGGAGCCAACCCCCAGCGGAAGCGGTGCGCCTACTGCACGGGCAACACCCAGCACATCGGGCCTAGATCCTGAAACCATCAAGCTATTTGCCCAGGGCCGTCAGGACGTTCAGCACGAGATTTATGACCGCGAAGGTGCTGACCGTTGGAAGGCTTATCGCAGAGCTGCGGAGCAATACAACGCAAGGTAAGATTTCAACAACAGTCTCAAAGCTGCGCCGCGAGACTTAGGGCTGCGCCCGAACTACCTGTAAACCCATTCGGAAAGTTATGGCCACCAGAAGGTCGGACATTATCATCCCCGAAATTTTTACGGGCTACGTTGAAGAGCAAACAACCAACCAGGACAAGTTCCTGCAGTCTGGCGTTGTTGCTCCTCTCGCAGCCCTTAATGCTTCGGAGGATGGCGGCGATTTCGTCAACATCCCAAACATCAAAGCCAACCTGACAGGTGACTTTGAGGTGATGAGCGACAGCACATCACTGACCCCCGGCAAGGTTTCTGCTGATAAGCAAATTGGCGTTGTGCTCCACCGGGCACGGGCCTTTGAGACACGCGACCTCGCCACCCTGGCCGCAGGCACCGACCTGCAAGCCGCAATCGGCAACAAGCTGGGCGCTTACATCGCGCACCAAAAGCAGAAAGATCTGATCTCCTGCCTGCAAGGTGCTTTCGGTTCACTGAACGCCAACACCAGCAGCTCCGCGCTGTTCAACCTGGCGCTGGACTCTGAATCTGGCGACAGCCCTGCGGTGCTTTCCAGCCGTACCGTCTCCCGTGCCCGCGCATTGCTCGGCGACCAGGGCGACAAGCTGAGCGTCATTGCGATGCACAGCAACACCTACTACGACCTGGAAGAACGCAAC